GCGTGTGATCCTGACTCTGCAATTGCTCGCCGCGCTGATATTGGCGCGGCGGAGCACTGTCTATCAATTCGCAATTCTGGAGGTCTACAATGCGGAACTTCGTCGCGCGTGGCGACCGGATCGTCATTACCGCCACGTCGAACATCACGTCGGGATCGGGCGTGCTGGTTGGCAGTCTGTTTGGCGTCGCCGAGGGCGATATTGCGAACGGCGCCGAGGGCGTGATCGTTCTGGAAGGCGTTTTCGATCTGCCAAAGGCGCCGAGCCAGGCCTGGACGGTCGGTCAGCTGATTTACTGGGACACTGCCAATAGCCGTGCCACGAACGTGGCCGGGTCGAACAAACTGATTGGTGTCGCAGTCGCGCCTGTTGGTGGCGGCGCTGGTGAGACGATCGGTCGGGTTCGACTGAACGGCGCGGGCGTCAACTGATGAGCGTGTTTGCGACGGCGATCAATTCGTTGTTCGCTGATCGCAATATCGCGATTGGCGCGTTCTGGCGCGCAGGCGGAACCGGTCCGGTGCTGCCTGTGCGCGTGATCAGGCGCAACCCCGACGCCGTTGTTTCGTTTGGCGACGGGCGCGTGGTTGTGGCAAGTGAACGGGTGTTGGTGCCCGTTTCGAGCGTGTCCGGTCTGGAGCCCGGCGATACGTTGGAAATTGACGGCGTGGTTTTCGAGGTAATTGGCCAACCGGTGCGTGACGCGCAGCGGCTGTACTGGACGGCGGAGCTGAAACCCGCGTGAAAATCGGCGTCAGTGTTGTCGGTGATCTGGTGGAGCAATTGCGCGAGGTGGTTGCGGCTGGCGAGCGCGCTGTCACTGCGGCAGTGTCGATTGCTGGCACGCAGCTGAAACTGTCGTGGCGGGCGCAGATTACCGGCGCTGGATTGGGACGTCGGCTGGCCAATACGATCAGGAGCCGGACGTATCCAGGCAACGAGCCGAGCCTGAACGCGGCGGCGTTGGTCTGGTCGAACGCGCCGGTGATCGTGGGCGCTCACGAAACCGGGCCGCTGATCCGATCGCAGAACGGGTTCTGGCTGGCGATCCCGACGCCGGCAGCGGGTCGATCGTTGCGTGGCGGGCGGATCACGCCCGGCGAGTGGGAACGGCGCACGGGGCTGCGGCTGCGGTTTGTCTACCGCCGTTCGGGGCCGAGCTTGCTGGTGGCGGAGGGGCGGTTGAACACGCGAGGTCTGGCGGTGGCGTCGCGGTCCAGGACTGGACGTGGATTGACAACTGTGCCAGTGTTTTTGCTGGTGCCGCAGGTCCAGCTACGTAAACGGTTGGACCTGGCGCGGGACGCAAACCGGGCGATTGACAGCGTGCCCGGGCTGATCGTGGCCAACTGGAGGGACTGAATCGTGCCGCGCGACAGATTGCCGGATCGGAGACCAGCCGTGACGATCAGCCTCGACTGGAGCGGCCACGCGTTTGCGATCACCGCGGGCTACGCGCCGAACGGTCGGGTGCGTGAGGTGTTCGCCTCGGGGTTGCGCGGCGGTTCCGATATTCAGCGGCTGGTGGACGACGCGTGCGTAGTGATTTCGTTGGCGTTGCAGTTCGGCGCGCGTCCGAGCGATCTGTTGCGCTCGCTCGGCACGGTGCCGGACCCGCGGGACGAAAACGCGTCGTTGCCTGCCAGTGTGCTAGGGGTGATTGTCGGCGCGATCGAGCGGCTGGATACGGGAACGTGGTGAGCGATGCCGACCACTCGCGAAACCGTTCTGTCTGCGCTGCACGCGCTGCTTGGAACGCTGCCCGCGACTGCCCTGCGCGGTGAGGTGCTGCCGGAGCGCGTGCCTGTCGCTGGGCTGTTGATTCTGCGTGACGGCGATCCGGGCGAGCCGGAGGTGACGCTGTCGCCGCTGCGCTACCACTACCGGCACCGGGCGGAGATCGAGGCGGTGGTGCAGGGCACAACGCGCGACGCGGCATTCGACACGCTCTGTGCCAGCATCGGCGCGATGCTTGTTGCCAATCGCACGCTGGGCGGGCTCTGTGACTGGGTGGAAGCGGAAGCGCCGCGTCCGGTCGATCTGGCCGTGGAGGGTGCCGCCGGTCTGAAAGCGGCCGTGATCCCGGTCATCCTGCACTATTCCACGGCCGATCCGCTCGGCTGAATTATCTCACCGAAGGAGAACACGATGGCGCGTCAACACGGCGCGCGGACGCAATTGGCGTTCGCGTTCGAGACCAACTACGGCACCGCACCCACGTCGGGCTATCGCCTAATGCCCTTCGCCAGTACAACGCTTGGCGCAGAACAGCCGCTGCTGAATAGCGAATTGCTGGGCTACGGGCGCGATCCGGTGGCGCCGATCAAGGACGCAATCACCGCGGACGGCGACGTGGTGGTGCCGATCGATGTCGAGAACTTCGGCCTTTGGCTCAAATTGGCGTTCGGTCAGCCGACAACGACCGGAACAACTACTCGGACGCACACGTTCCAATCCGGGTTGTGGACGTTGCCCAGTGCGTCGATCGAAGTACAGATGCCGGACGTGCCGCATTTCGCGATGTACACTGGCTGCAGGTGCGATCAGCTGTCCTGGCAGATGCAGCGGTCCGGGCTGCTGACCGCGACGGTCCGGCTGGTGGCGCAGGGCGAAAACGTTGCGAGCGCCTCGGCGGCGGGCACGCCGACCGCGCTGGCGCTGCAGCGGTTCGGGAATTTCAACGGATCAATCAAACGCAACGGCACGGCGTTGGGTAATGTCGTTTCGGCAGAGGTCACGTATTCCAATGGGCTCGATCGGATCGAAACAATTCGTGCCGATGGCAAAATCGATGGCGCCGATCCCGGAATGGCTTCGTTGACCGGTCGGATCGAGGTGCGTTTCGCGGATCAGACTTTGGTGACGCAGGCGATCAACGGTGATCCTTGCGAGCTGGAGTTTTCGTGGAGTCTCGGGGCGGACGCGAGCCTCACCTTCACCGCGCATGCCGTTTATTTGCCGCGCCCGCGGATCGAAATTCCGGGGCCGCAGGGCATTCAGGCTACATTCGACTGGCAGGCGGCAAAGGCCACCAGCCCTGCCCGGATGTGCACCGCCGTCCTGGTCAACACCGTTGCGAGCTATTGAGATGCAGAAACTTGATCTCATGAAAAACCCCCGGTGGCTGGAGCTGTTCCCGGGCAAGCGTGTGAAGGTTCGCCCATTGACAACCTCTATGCTCATCGCAGCGCGCAAGGACCCCGAGGTTGCGAAATTGCCGGCAGACGCAGACGACGACGAAGCCGCGCTCGCCATGGCCAAGGCGTTGGCGCGGCGTGCGATCGTGGAATGGGAGGGGATCACTGATTACGACGACGAACCTCTCGAACTGAGCCCTGAAGCTGTCGATTTTACCATTGAAAGGTGGCCGTATTTCCAGGCGTTTCAGACTCTCTACGTCGCCAGGGGGATGGTGCTGGAAGCGGAAAAAAACGGCTCATTGCTCTCGCGGAATGGCACTTCGGCGGGGGCGACGGATATTGCGCTGCCTGCGGAACAACCTGTCCAGACTGCCCCGCCCGGGTGAACCAGCCGCAGACGTGGGAAGGTGTGCAGGTCTGGGACCTGGTGCAGCGGCTTGGTGGCCAGCTGCGCGTTGTCCCCGGGGCGGTGATTGGCTGGGATATGGGCGCGGCGCTGGCGTTGGGCCGAGCGCTAGGCGTGCCTGCGCTGGCGATTGCCGAACTGTTGCCGCCGATTGAGGCAGTGATGGTGCGCAAAATGAATGAACAGCTCGCGGCGAACCGTGACTAATGCGCTCTGGAGTTTCTGAACCGTGACCGAGAAACGCGTTTCCGTCCGGCTATCGGCAGAAGGCGGTCGCCAGGTTCGAGCTGAGCTCGAAGGCATTGGCGAGGCTGGCACGCGCGGGTTCCGCCGGTTGTCCACCGAGATGGAGGTCGCCAACGCGCGGCTCGCGGCGTTTGCGCGGCAGGCGCGGATCGCTGTCGCAGCCGCAACGGCCGCACTCGCGGCGGCTGCCGGGGCGGCGATCCGATCGGCGCTGGCGACCGTTGACGCGCAGGCGAAACTGGCGGCATCGCTCAATACGACAGTTGAGAGCGTTCAAGTTCTGGCGCGCGCGGGCGAACTCGCCGGCGTGTCAATGGGCGAGATCGAACGGGCGACAGTTCAGTTGACGCGGCGGTTGAGCGAGGCGGCGGGCGGCACCGGGCCGGCTGTTCAGGCGCTGCGTCGGTTGGGTCTGACGGCGCGCGAGCTGCAGGCGTTGCCGCTCGATCAGCGTCTCGCGCTGATCCAGGACCGGCTGCGCGAGCTGGTGCCGGCAGCAGAACGCGCGGCGGTGGCGTCGGACCTGTTCGGTGACCGGACGGCGCTGGCGTTGCTACGGATCGATACCGCCACGCTGCGGCAGGCGACGCAGGACGTGCGGGATTTTGGCGTAGCGGTTTCGGATCAGGACGCCCGCCAGATCGAACGGACGAACGACGCGATCTCGCGGCTGGGTCTAGTCTGGCGTGGGTTTGCGAACCAGCTGGCGGTTGTGGCGGCGCCGGCGCTGGAGGCAGTCGCCAATGCGCTGGCGGCGGTGGCGCGGGCGACCCAGCCGGTCGCGCGCGGGCTCGAATTCGTATTCGATAATCTCGGACGGCTGGCAACCTACGCTGCGACGTTTGCGGCGTTCATGGGTCGGCAATGGGTCGCGGCGTTTGCGGCAGCAGCCCTTTCGGTGCGCTGGTTGTCCGCAGCATTCAATGTTTTGCGTTTCGCAATAATCCGAACTGGCATTGGCATTCTGATCGTCGCGATCGGCGAGGCGGTGTATCAGATCACGCGGTTCGTGGAGGCTGTCGGCGGTCTGGGCAATGCATTCCGCCTGTTGCGTGATCTGGCTGGCGAGGTCTGGGAGCGTATCGGGCTGGCTGCCAACGTGGCAATGCTGCGCATGTCGGCCGGATGGGAAACGCTGCGAGCTCGCGGTTTTGATGCGCTTGACGCGATTGTTGCTCGCGTCGTCGATGCTGGCAATCGGTTCGCGGGAATTTTTCAGGGCGCCTATGATGCGACGGTGGTGATCTGGGGCCGACTGCCGGGTGCCATCGGTGATTTTGCGTTCCAGGCCGCGAACAGCCTGATCGCGGCCGTTGAGTCGATGCTCAACGGTGTTGTCGAGCGGATCAACGGGTTTATCGAGACGCTGAATTCAGCGCGCGAGTATTTGCCCGAATTCCTGCGGGCTGATTGGCTGCAACTGAACACGCTAAATCCCATTCGCTTTGGACGTATTCCGAACCCATTTGCGGGACTAGCAGCGGCGGCTGGTGAGGCAGCGGCTGCGGCGTTCAACGCGGCGCTGCAGCGCACGTACGTGCGGCCGCCAGAAACGGATTACAGGGCACTGGCGGACTCGGCGCGTGGGCGAGCGAACGAATTGACCGAAGCGGCGGATCGGCTGGCAGAGTCAGTGCGTCGCCCGTTGGCGTTCTGGCAGGCGTTGCAGGAAGCGGTAGCGCGGACGCGGGCCGAGAGCGAACCCGCGCTGGCGGGAGCCGCAGATGCGGCGGGGTTGCTCAGCGATAATCTCGACGCCGCGGCGGAGGCGGCGGGCCGTGCGGGCGCCAGTGGGCGCCAGGCTG